TCGAGTCCCTCCACTCCTATCCTCTTCTTAAACTTTACATCACATGGACGACCTTAAAATTTATTGTGAATCTGAAGAGGACCAGTCAGCAATCTTTGACTTCCTCTTTTATGAATACCAAAATGATATCAAGTATTGTACTTGGGAACCTGATGGTGATGAAGAGAATCCCGGTTCTTGGGGTATGTTTATTGACGACTTCCCCTATCCAGAACTTTGGGACAAGTTAGTTGAGTTCCTTGAGAGTGATGACTCTTGGATGCTAGAATCTCCAGTGGAAATGTCACTTGGAGACGGTACTGTTTCTTATCCCCCGCTCCTTTAGCAATCTGGTGAATGCAGCGAACTCATAATTCGCCTGAGGCGTGTTCGATCCACGCAAGGAGCACCTAGGAGGATTGGCAGAGCGGTTAATGCAGCGGTTTGCTAAACCGTGAGGGTAACACCTCCGTTGGTTCGAATCCAACATCCTCCGCTTCGGGTTTGTAACTCAATGGTAGAGTACCGGGCTTTTAACCTGTTAGTTGTGGGTTCGAGTCCCACCAAACCCACTAGACAATCCACTGCCTCTATGGTATGATTGTCTCATCAAGCGGTCCCTTCGTCTAGTGGCCTAGGACACCTCCCTTTCACGGAGGCGACACGGGTTCGACTCCCGTAGGGACTATTGACAATCCACTGCCTCTATGGTATGATTGTCTCATCGGGAGATTAGCTCAGTTGGTTAGAGCGCACGACTGATAATCGTGAGGTGCCAGGTTCGAGTCCTGGATTTCCCACCTAGCGAGTATGGTGGAATCGGTAGACACACCAGACTTAAAATCTGTTGAGCATTACGCTCGTGGGAGTTCAAGTCTCCCTACTCGCATCCACACATAAATACAAATGTGTGGAAATCACCAAAATGGAATATCAACTTTCTCAATCTTACGCTTTCTATATGGGAACCGTAGTGAGAATGTATTTCATTCAAGGTATGCCATATACCTTTGATGAGTTACCAACACTAGTTCAAGATCATCCAGCAGTCCAAACGGAAGCGTTAGCGGGGAAGGATTGGGATGATGAAGAACTATACTTGGCATCTAGTTACTTAGTAACTGAAGGATGTCATCCGTTGATGTTTGATATTCCTGTTAATAATCCTGAGTTACTGCCAAAAGATGACTGAACTTGAAGAACTTGAACATTTGTTAGAAGGGCAGTTTGATAATCGAACACAAGCACTTTCTAATCCTAGTAGGTTTGCCTATATTCGGGTAACCCATATTCCTATGGGCAATGGCAAGTTCTATGGCGAGCAAGCTTATAACTATAAACTTGATCAACCTTATCGTCAGTTTGTTATTTTACCTGTCCAACGTCAAGATGGCAGGATTGAGATTCAAAACTTTGAAATCGAAGACAAAGAACAGTTCATCGGCGGTAAAAACCTTGACAAACTCAAGAACCATATGCTATCCTTAAAAAAAGGATGTTCACTCTTCGTTAAGAAGGTTGAAGATTCTTTTGAGGGAGCAGTGGAAGGTGATAAGTGTATTGTGGAGTGGGGTGGACATAGAACATTTCTCACTACATCTATTAAACTCACTCCAACACACTATTATGTCCTTGACAAAGGATATGATGTAAATAACCCCAAGAAACAAATCTGGGGCACCCGTAATGGGCAGTTCCAGTTTGTTCGTAAAACGCCACTTTAGCTCAGCTGGATAGAGCAACGGTTTTGTAAACCGTAGGTCGTCGGTTCGAGTCCGACATGTGGCTCTGGGAGTATTCCCAACAAATAGTTCTTCAATAAAGAGGCAATCATGACATTACTTTCTAAAAAGGATCATGATATGGTAATCAAGGCGCTTGATTTTTATCTCTTCAGCAAAGGTGCTGATATTGGATCTGAAACACATCGAGAATACCAAGGTTTACTTGATTGGGTCAGAAACAAGAAGGAAGAACTATCATTCTAACCAAACCCCTTCCGTGTGATTAAGGTCCCTTCGGGGACCTTTTAAAATATATGAACTTAACTGATTGTGTTTTACATTTAAAAAACTATATCCCAAGACAGGATTGTGACGATTTTATTAAAATCTCACAGGAAAAACAGTGGCAGGTAGGAGCGTGGCATAACTACAAAAAAGAAAAAGTAAAACAAAATAATCACAGTGAAGTGTATTTTTTTGAAGAACATATGTTCTTGAAACACTTATATGGGAACTGGATTGAAAAATACATTGAACAGGTAAGAGATCCTCATATAACACAATGTTCATACGTAAAAGTGAACAGATATGAGGTTGGTCAAAATATGAGTGAACACGTTGATCATATACGAACGTTGTTTGAAGGAAAAGTAAGAGGTATACCTATTATTACCACATTAGGGGTATTAAATGATGATTTTGAGGGTGGAGATTTTACCCTTTGTGGAGAAGTTATAGATCTGAAAACTGGAGATTTTTTGGCGTTTCCTAGTGTGTTTTTGTATCCCCATGAAGTAAAACCAATCACTAAAGGAACACGTTATTCCTGGATCTCTTGGTGGGTTTAGTGTATAAATACATTGAGGAATAAGCAACACCCTAGGCATCGGCAGTATTATGGCTTTAACTAGACTTGATAACCTATATTCAAGTAAAACAGGTAAGTATCTTTACGTTTCCCCTGACGATTTTAACGCTTCGGATGAACTAGACAATAGAGGTAACTCACCTCTACGTCCATTTAAGACAATCCAGCGTGCTTTTATTGAAGTAGCAAGATTCTCTTACTTACCTGGATCAGATAATGATAGATTTGACCAGTTCAGCATTATGCTGATGCCTGGTGATCACTATATTGATAACCGTCCTGGTCTAGTACAGATTGATAGACGATCTAGGCAAAGATATTATGATGCTAGAAATCTAATCAATGCAAACCGTCAGGAAATCATTGATAGATCATTTGCTGAGATTGCCATTCAGTATGATGAAGTTGCTTGGGGAACTGATTGGGTAGTTCCCGGTGATGACCCTGCTCAAACTAAGTCTAGATATTATGATGCTTATCGCTTAATCCAGAAGAACAAACAAGAGATTATTGACAGATCTGTTGCTGAGATTGCTCTTGGACCTAATGAACTATTCAGTTTCCCAGAAGATGCTACTGAAACTGAAGTATCTCGTTATAAGGATGCTTATCGCCTAATCAGAAACAACCAAGCACTTATTGTTGATGATGTTTGGCAAGAGACTTTTGCTAGCTATCCTTCTGTTGGTTCTACACAAACTAAGTGTAAACGCGACCTAGGATATTTTATTGAAGCTATTGCTTTAGACGTATTTGGTGGCGGTGGTAACAGATACTCCAGAGAGTTTGTACTTAAGTATTTTGATGGTGCCGGAAACCCCATCCCCGAAGGTATTCCCAACACCACCGATCTTATCCCTGATCCTGATGAGATCAACGCTTCGATCTTTGCTTTTGAGAGAGCAAGAGATTATTTACAACAGGCAGTATCTAATAACTACGTTTCTGTTCTTTCTCCTGGTTCTGAGTATACTGATAACGACATCCTAGAGGGCGAAGCTGTATACAATGATGGTGCTGGTGATGTATCTAGAACTGATCCTACTGCTTGTTCTGATGTTCAGACAACGATTGCTAACCTAGTAACTACGATTACTACGCCTATTCTAAACCAAACTATTGCTGGCGGAAACTTAGCATCTTTGGTGGAAGTTATTCCTCCTGCAGGCGAAGCAAAGTGTAAGCGTGATTTAGGATTTATCGTCGATTATATCTCCCTTGACATTGTTCAAGGCGGTGGTAATGTATACACCCGTAAGGTGATGCAGAACTACTTTAATGAGGCAGGCAATGATTGGATTGATGATGGACTACAAGGAGAAACAGCAGAATCGTTGATTGCTTTTAACAAAGCAAGAGATGTGATGCTACAAGCAATCACCAACCAACTATATTACAAAGATCTTACGATCACTGCTGATATTGCTACCGGAGACAACCAAGATCCAGCATCCTGTAACGACGTTCAGACTCTAATCGGTAATCTATTCCAGATTGTTATCGATGCCGTTACTAACGAAAGTATTGCTACTGTTGACTTCCCACCAGAATCCACATCTCCTCTCAATCCTGGAGAAGAAAAGTGTAAACGTGATATCGGATATATTGTAGACGCTACTGCTGCTGACTTACAAAATGGTGGTAATGCTCAGATTGTTGCTGCTACGAAGGCATACTTTGACGCTAATGGTCTACCTATTAGTAATGGATTGGTAGGAGAAGAAGCACAATCTGTTGTTGCTTTCTCCCGTGCTGCTACAGAGATGCAGAAAGCAGTAACTAACCAGTTACTATCTAAAGATCTCACACTTCTTGCTGGTCCTGCTAACTTTAATGTAGAAGGTCCAACTGTTCCTGTATTGCCTTCTGGTAATGCTGCTTCTTGTGTTGATGTTCAGTCCAGCATTGCTGACCTTATTACTATTGCCACCGATGTTATTTCTTCCGGTGACATTAGCCTATTGGTTGGTATTAACGCTCCTGGTGATGTTCCTGTATTCAACTACAACCAGAATCTAGAAGAATGGAATGACAACACTATTCTCGACCTTTCCAATCCTGATAACGCTCTTTATAAGTTTAACTCTAGTACAGGCGGCGCTATCGTTCCTAGGGGTTGTTCTCTTATTGGTTACGACCTTCGTAGAACTATAGTTAGACCACTATATGTTCCTGATCCTGCTGACGCTACACAGGAAAGAACATCTATCTTCAATCTAACTGGTGGTTGCTATCTATGGCAGTTCACTATCAAGGATGGTGACTTATCAGAAAACTCTCCTCTCTACAACCCAACTGATAAAGTTGGTAGAGTTTACTATCAAAAAGGAAATACTAATCTAGCAACTCCAGAATACTCTCACCATAAGATCTGTATCATGACTTATGCTGATGAGCAAGATCTTGAGGATTACTACGAAAAAGTTGGTAGATCTTTCTCTCTATTCCAACCAACTATTGATGATGGTGATCTTGAGGCATTGGTTCAAGAGAATAGAATCGTTGGACCTCTATCCGACACCAGAAATATCACTAACATCAGACTTGAGGATAATGTTGATGCTAGTAAGGTAACAGTTGTAGTTACCACAAAGATTGCTCATGGTTACTTCAAGGACCAGTATGTTGCTATCATTGATAACGGACTAACCGACTTACTTAACGGTACATTTAAAGTTATTGAACTTGATAATGAAGATCCAAGAGTCTTTAAGTATGAACTTGGTGTAACTGAGTTACAACTAGGTTTAGATCTAGAACAGGATTATGATTTCACATCTGTTCCTGCATTAGACGTTGCTGCTAGAGTACAGGCAGAGATTGACTCTGTAGAATCTGCTTCTCCATACGTCTTTAACTGCTCGATTCGTTCCACCTGGGGTCAGTGTGGTATGTGGGCAGATGGATCCAAGGCAACTGGATTCAAGTCGATGGTTGTTGCTCAATACACTGGTGTATCGCTCCAAAGAGACGATAGAGCATACATCCGCTACGATGAGTTTACAAACACCTGGAACCAAGCATCTATCACTGATGCCTTTGCTACAGAACCATATCACACTAGAGGTGATGCCTATTGGAAGGATGACTGGAGAAACTTCCACATCCGTGCTTCTGATGACGCATTCATCCAGTGTGTATCGGTCTTCGCTGTTGGATTCTTCGATCACTTCTTGATGGAGTCTGGTGGTGACATGTCCATCACCAACTCGAACTCTAACTTCGGTAATACATCACTTCACGCTATTGGTTTCAAAGGATTTGCCTTCAACCAGGATAAGGGTGGATATATTACAGATATTATTCCTCTCAAGACTATCGACGATTCTGCTTTCAATGAGACTGATTACAAATACTATTCTTTAGACGCTCAGTTAACTAAGGACGCCGCCAATACTACCGGCAGACTATACTATGGTGCTGATACAATCTATGATCCATTCGATAAACCCGTCGTTAGTATTGATGGTTATAGACTTGGTGCTAAATCTGGAGAAAGACTATATCTAACACTCAAAGATACTGTTGGTGGTAACAGCAGATATGAAGCAGAGTTATCCGAATCTGGATTCACTCAGTATACTGCTTCTATTCAGACATTAAATCCTGATGGTCTAGTTATTGATAATCTTGCTCAAGATGCTTCCACATCTATTGAAAAGAACAAACTATTCATTCAGCAAGAAGCATATGGATATATTATCGATAAGTATCCATATCTCCTAACTAAACCTGGCATTGAGATTGGTAAGTGTGAAAGAGACATCGGATACTTTGTAGATGCTGTTGTTCAGGATCTAAGAGTTGGTGGTAACATTCAGACTATTCAAGCAGCAGAAGCATACTTTGTTGGTGGTTCTCTAAGCTATGTTCCCGGAGAACTTAACGAAACAGTAGAAGCACTTGATTATGTCAAGAATCTATGTGTTGCTGCTATGAGAAACTTTGACATTCTCTATAGAGATTGTCAGACAACTGTTGGATCTGCTATCGTTGACGTTGGTGATACCACTGGACTATTAGTTGGTATGAGAGTTAGAGAGTATGATTATACTCTTGCCAACTTCCAAGATGGTAGACTTAATCCTGATGTATCTGAAGGTGGTACTTCACAGGAAGTAACTGTAAACCCTGCTATTCAACCAAATACTTACATCAAGAAAATCATTGACAGCACTAGAATCGAACTAGGTATTGAAGGATCTCTACCTTCTACTCTTGGTGATATTCAACCTGCTCAACAAACACGTTTAGCATACCTATATTTCTCGCTTCCACGTACCGGCACTCTAACTGATAGTGATGATAATCTAGTCGGTGCCTGGGCAGCACAAATCGCTGTAGCAGATAGCAGCATTATCCAATATGTTGATGGAAATAATGCTCCTGTTCCCTGGAACGGACTACAGAATGAATATCCAGAGTGTGCTAGCATCAGATCTACTATCGAGACATATTTCTCCGATATTAATGTAATCCTTAACCAGGGATTACAACCTATTAGTGAAAGAGAATCTGCCCTATCTACTCTAATCCTTGCCAACAAAGATCTTGCTACTGAAGAAGCACTAGATAGAGCAAAGGCAAACTATCCAACACTAACTCTAAACAACCAAGTACAGTTGGTTGCTGACGTTAAAGAGACCATTGAAGCATATGCTTATAATGTTCTATACGGAGCAAACAATAAAGCGTATGATAGAGGCGTATTCTACACTGCTAATCCTTCCCGTACTAACGGAGAAGAACTCTTCACTACATTCTTGTATGATGAAGTATACAACATCTTAGTAGAAGTTATCCGTAACGAGACCGTTACTATTATTGGTGACCACGGATTAACTCAAACGTTTGACAATAGCATTGTTCCTGATACTCCTCCATTCGAGCCCGGAACTTATGGTCTTACTGACTTTGTTGACATTCAAAGTAATCTAGGTGATTATAGAGATCTAGTCAACGCTGGTATTGGTACAGACGTTATTGTTGGAGACGTAACAAATGCTGGTATTGCTAGAACAGAACCTGTAGTTGGTGCTAGTGTTGGTAGAGTTGATCCAACCCTCCAGACTGCCAATCTTGCTAACAGAGCAACGTTGTTCACTGTCAATACTGGCGGTGGTGTATCTGACCCACACAACTGGGAGACTGGAACTCCCGTAAGACTTGTTCCTAACGCAAGAGAAGGTACTAACCCAGACAAGAGAGTTATTAGACTACCTAGAGGATTTGAACCTAATACAATCTATTATGTAATCGCTCCTGGTAGAACTACACAACCAGAAAACTATGCCAATGGTTTAGTTTATCCTGGTGTATTTGAAGCAGATTCTAAGACTAGAATCATGCTTGCCAGCACTAAGGAAAATGCAGCTGCTGGCATTTATCTATATTCTTCCGAAACAGACAGCATTGATCCAGATCTAGAGATTGGTATTCAACAGTTTGTCCTGGATGTAGATTACGCTCTACATCAGTATCTCTGTAATGAAGTTTCTGGTGTAAATGATGTTCTACAAACTGGTGTTCCTCACTTGTTTGATGTTCCCGGCACTGGTGGTCCAGTACAGAAGGTGTTCTTCAGAACATTCGGAAATAACTCGGATTTACCAGTTCTTTCTGCTAGCGGAGTAGCAGTTGATCCTAATACATATTACTACGCTAGATTTGTTACACCTAGAACGTTCTCTATCTTCCTTACCGAGGCTGAAGCGATTTCTGGTGCTACACCACAAACCTTTATCCAAGGTTTTGGTCAAAACTTCTATGTATTCTCCGATAAGAGAAGATCCCCAGTCAAGTTTGATGCCGAGTTAGTTAATACTAACACTACCACTGGTCAATGGTACATTCAAACTATTCCGGATCCAACCGACATCAACGTTGAACCAGGATCTGCTGGTAACATGATTACCAGACTACAAGCTCTAGGTGTCACACTAACAGATGCTAGAACAAAAAATACCTTCTTCAACAGACTAGATGATGGAAGACCAAAAGAAGATAGAGTATACAGACTACGTTATGTTATTCCACGTTATGCCAGAGGTGTTCGTGATCCTCTAAACGGATTTGTTCTCAAGACAAGAACCGATGAAACAAGAAGACTGGTCCCACAGAGAATCGTTCTCCAGAACATCGCTGCTGGCGCTCCTGTTGCTACATTTAATGTACCATTTAATATCGGCACTGGAACTATCCAACAGGCATTAGGTTTGCCAGAGGGTGATGTTGGACTAAATCCAGACTTTGACTATGATGCTTATAATAGCGATCAAGTTAAGATTATTGATTCTGATAGAGTTGATTCTAAGACTTCCTTCAGCATCCTATCTGCCAGACAGATTGATATTGGTGGAGTAGGTGATCCTGCTGATCTAAGACTTGAGTTGACCGTATTCAATCACAGCATTAACAATAATGCTCTCAAGAATGAGAAGTTTACTGTTGTCAAGATTGATGCTCCACAGGGAGGAACTGGAATCTTCCGTACCGATGACCTCCAAGCAACTAACTTAAATAGAATCACCTGGAGTGGATATTCTTCTGGCGCTGGTTACCTACAGGGGTACTTTAATCCAGATGGTACAAACGATCATTACTTAATCATTAAGGCTATTGAGTCTAGAGAACCAATCGAGTACAATCAGTTTGCTAGTACAAGATTTGCTCAACCTGTACTTAACCTTGATAATGACCCCACATTTGATGTTAATGGCAATCCCATTGAAATCTATGCTACACTACAAGCAAAACCAGATAGTGTTGGTAACGAGGCACTAAGTAAGTCTACTAAGGAAGATTATCTATACAGTAATAAGGACGCTAACGTTCTTACTATGGTTCCTGGTGATGTTATCGAAGATGATACAAGCACCGATTATGAGATTATCTCTGTTGAGGATGTCGGGGACTTCGAAGATTCCTTCTACATCTTTGATATTAATGAGATCCAGAGACGTATTCCTGATCAGCAAGAAGGTATTTACTACCTAACTTGTTTGAGAGGTAATATTTCTCCATTCCCAACTGGTGCTGGTGTTGGTCAGAACTTCAGAAACTTTAAGTTCTCTCAACCTATCTCTCAACTATATCCCTTAGACTACAAAAACGATCCTCTATGGTTCCAAGTCAGACCTGACGGAACTAGAGATGATACTATTCTCGATCCACCTTCTACTATTTGTGCTGCCGACAACTATGTTCATGGTCTAGTCAGAACTAACGACAATAAGAATAGTGAAACCAAAGAGGTTGTTGAAGATCTAATCCTTAACCCTGCTCTTTCCAGATATAACTACACGATTGAAGCTCAGTCTGGTAATGCTACTTCTGGTTCCGAAGATCGTAGAATCTCCATTGCTGGTGATTCTCTCTACAAACAGTCCGGCGAAAACAAACTATTTGTTGAACTCCGTCGTCCATCGATTGCTAGATCTGGTAACCATACTTTCGAATATCTTGGTTTCGGTCCTGGTAACTACTCAACTGGTTTCCCACTCCGTCAGGAAGTTGTTCTATCCGATATCCAAGACTTCTATGCTCAGTCTAAGAAGGAAGATGCCGGTATTGTATTCTATACTGGTCTAAACTCCAACGGTGATCTCTACATTGGTAACAGAAAGATCAATGCTATTACTGGCGAAGAGACATTCTTAGAGTCTGCTGAACTACAGGAAACTGAGGATGAAGGAGGAGATCTCGGTGGATTGGTAACAACATTTGAACTACCGGTTGTATTTGAAAGAGACATTACTGTTGATGGTGATGCCAACTTCAACAATCCAGTTACTATTACCGTTGATCCAGATGAAGCAGCTGCTTTAACTATTGTCTCCAACGTAGATTTCTCTGCCGGTGGTGATCAAACTCTAGACAGTTCTTCTTTCAACTTCAGTCCTATTCCTTCTAATGGTAACATTGTTGCCACTCAGAACAATATCTATGCTGCTATCTTCAGACTTAACCCAAGAGGTAATACAACACTCGCCGGTCAGAACTACAGCATTAGAACACATGTAAACTCCTTTGATGGTAATAATCCTTCCAACCATAGTCCACATCAGACTCTATCTACCCTAGGTATTCCCATTCTTTATGGTAACCAGACACCTCAGACTGGTGATATCCTACTCAAGGGTGAGCAAGTCGGTAAAACTGGTTCTCTTGGATGGATTTATTCTAACTTCTTTGTTGATGTTACTACTGCTACATTTACGATCTCTGCTGATAGCCCACCATCTACTACGGTTATCTTTGCTACTCAACCAGGAACATCTCCTAGCGATCTAGGCATTCAACTAGGTACTGTTGTAAGACTAACTGGATTTGACGGTAGATTTAATAACATCAATGGTGTTAGAACTGTCACCAACGTCAATGATGTTCAAGGTGGTACATGGGAAGTTACTTCTTCCTTTATCATTGCTGGCGACCCTGGAGATCCTACACTTCTCACTTCGCTCACTGGAACCCCATTGATTGAAGTCTCTGTTGACTCCTGGAAAGAAACTGGTCTCTTAGGAACAGAATCTCTCAGAACATTAACAGACAACAATGGTGATTACAGACTTGGTATTAATACTCTAGCAAGATCTGATCATGGTGTTGATGGAGATCAGGAAGAAGGATTTGTCTCCGATGCTGTATTGCCAAGAGCTAACTTGGATGTGGTTGGTACTACCTGGATTAGTGGTAGAACACTAGACACAGTTGTCAACAACTACATTAACAACCCTCTCTTAGCAGACAGAACATTCCTAGACAATGACCATGCTTTCCTAGTTGGTGGTCTTAGTGAAGATCCCGGTCAAGAAGCTACATTTAGAATCTCCACAACAAATGGTGGTAGAGTTGGTATTAACGTAGACTTCTCCGAACTAGACAGAACTCTAGTTGTTGACGGTGACATGAGACTCACCAACGACTTCTTACTAGAGCAAAATCTAACCATCGGTGGCGAGAGTTTAATCACTCAGACTCAAAACTTTAACCTCGTTCCAAACACTACCACTAGACTTAACTTCGGTAATGTTGTTGAGGAACTCAACATTGCTAACCAAACAACAGAAGATCAAGAGATTAATATCGGCAACATTGCTGGTGGTCAGATATTCAATATCGGAACGTTTAGTCTAGTTACGGAGTTTAATCTTCATAGAAATGCTCAGAACTCTATTATTAGAGCAGGCACGGTTGCCAATGACGATGTTAACTTCTCTAGCGTTGTTCTTGTTGGTGGTGCTTATGCCAATACATCTGATGATTTGCTAACAGGTTCCATACTTAAAGTATATAACAGATTTGCTTACTTCGATGGCGATATTCGTGTCGGACAAGCATTGTCTCCTGGTACTGGAATCGCTTCCATCTCGTCTCCTGCTCAGACATTTAACTTACTCACTACTACAGTAACCAATATCAACATTGGTTTATCTGCTTCCGATATTAATATTGGTGCTCTTGGTGGTATTACTAGAGTTAATAACTCTCTTGAGGTTGGTGCTGATACAGATCTGTTTGGTGATGTTACACTTCAAGGTGGTCTAAATGCTGGTCAGTTTGAACTCCGTCGTGGTTCACTCGGAACACCTACCACTGCTCATAGCATTGGTAACGAGGTCGATAACTTTAACATTGACTTCTATAGAAGGACCGAGACTAGTATTAGGTTGAGCACGGAGGGTGCTGAATATTGGGGTAATGAGGCTGAGTTTAAGGATAACTCTGTTGGATTTGCTTCTGATCCAACAGTCTACAGATTAACCATTGATCAACCTGCTACTCTTCTAGATTTTGAAGTTGGATCTTATGTCTTGATTGATAGATCTATTGATGTCGGTCCTACTCAAGGCGATGCTCCTGTGGGCGAGCAATACAGTGAACTTCTAGAAGTTATTGGTATCATTAACCTATCTGATGTTGGTCCTGAACCACTACAAGTTAGAGTTAGACGTGCTAGAAACCAGCTAGATTCTGCTGGTAACATGATTCTAGGAACTCCTGCTGATCTTCCTGTTGATGCCGAACCACCTCTAAACTACAAGTATCTAAGAACAGATCACCCAGATCAAGCAGTTCTTGTACGTTATGATTTCTCTAGAAATGTAAGCTATCTCAATGAGAATCTAAATCAAGAGGCACCTGGATTCCTAGATGATGTTGCTACCGGTAACTTTGCTGGATCTATTAATGAAGGTGATATCTTTAGACTATCTCCTGATGAAAATGGAAACCTAGGTGAACTTACAACTGTAACAGGAATCAATCAGGTTACTAACCAACAGTTCCTCATTACTGATGGTGGAACACCACCATTAACCGCTTTCTCTGTTGACTCTGTAACTGGCGAGACATTCATTAACGGTCAACTAGATGTCAATAACAGTATTATTCTTTCTGGTTCTGTTACATGTGGTGTTGAAAGACTAGTTCTTACTGATGGTACTGGTAATCCTGATTTTGAGAAGTTTATCGTTGACAGTTGTGATGGCACTACCTCTATTCGTGGTAATCTCCAGATTGGTACAGATAACTTCGATAGATTTGTAGTTGAAGGTCCAACGGGCGATACTACAATTACTGAAGGTAATCTTGTTATTGAGAATGATTTAGGAGATCAGCAACTTGTTCTACAAAACTCCAGTGGTAATCTAACAATCGCTGGTATTATTAGAACAGAAGGAACAGCACAGAACATCTTCAGTGGTGATGTTGTTATTAACGGTTCTGACTTTATCGTTAATGCTGATTCTATAATCGATAGATCTGGATCAAATCTAACCAGTTCTCAGGTAGGAGAGACAATCGCTAGCATAAATAATGATGGATCGTTCACATTCGCTGGTCAGTCTGCTTATCTAACGCCTACTGGCGGTAGAAACTGGGAGTACATTGGTGGCGGTGTTGCTGTAGCACCTCTATCCTCCAATGTTAACTACTTTATTGCTCCAGCCGCTGATATTCTTCTTGAACTACCACAACTACCAACACACGGAGATGTAATCCGTATCCTTGATGTTGGTGGACAGTTGACCTACAACGTTTCTCTAAGGATTAGAGCAGTTGATGGAACAAGAGTTCAAGGTGGTGCTGATAACTCTGGTCCTATTGCTGGTACTACCTTTGATGGTGGCGAACTATTAGTTCAAACACCTAACGTTGGTCTTGGACTTGTTTATCTAGGATCTGTTGATTACAGAGGAGTAGCTACCGGAGCAAGCATCGACACTGGTTGGTGGTTAATGGAAATCTAATATGCCAAGTTACAACTCTGTTAGAACTGCTGAAGCCCAACCCATCGGATCCGCCGTCCCTTGGGTTGGAGCACTAACATCTATTCCTCCTGGGTGGCTGATATGCAATGGTCAAGAGTTGGATGCTGCCGACTATCCTTTGCTTAGAAGAGTGTTGAAAAACACTTATGGTGGTAACTCTTCGGGTGATTTTCCTAACTATTCCGGTACGTTTAACCTTCCTAATATCAGTCAGAAAGCATTGGCAGATATTTCGGTAGAATGGTTTGCTTACAACGACGGTGATATTATTCCTGGTAATGATCAACCAACTTATAATATTGATAATGCTCAGTCGCTAGCTGTTATACAACCGTACATTGGTCCAGAGGGAGATGTTGGTACACCCGGAACAGTCTTTGCTTTAACTGACTTAAACTTTAGCTATACTCCGGATCCAGATGGAACTTTAGAAAGAGCAACATTAGTATCTGGTATTGCAGCAGTAACAGGATCTACCTTGTTCTTTGGTAATGTTCCTGTTCAACCAGATCCTGCTCAGATTCCTCCATCTACAGGCACAGGAGCCAGTTTTAACATTATCAAAAATGAAGATACTACGTATCAGATTGCTAGACGAGAAAAGGGACAGGATTATGAAGAGGGAGATTTACTTATTATACCTGGAAATTTAGTTGGTGGTACATCTCCTGCTAATGACATTTTTATTCAGGTAGATACAATCGGAAATCCTTTTTACACAGGTACTATTGCTGCCTCTAACGGAGATCCTCTAACCTTTGTTCCTGGATTTGGTATTGATACGGTTAATGTTGTTCCTAGAAAACTAGGTAGAAGACATATGCCACCCCATACTCATTTGGGGCAATACGACACTCTAAACACAGTTGATAATGGAACTGTTCCTGGAAGAGGTGTTGGTGTATGGAGTAATCCCCAGATTGATATTACAGAGTATTGGTTTGGTAGAGTTATTGCTGACGTTGGTGCTTGTCCTTTCATTGGATTTACATATACAACAGAAGAAGCAGACGTTGGTGTTGAATGGGGAGATTCTCGTGACACGGGCACTGTTACAGAAGTCACTAATCCTTTTACTTCTGGTGTAGGAAGATATGCTTTGGGATCAGTATCTGGAACACCACCAGCTAAGACTCATACAGTATTTCAAACCGGTCAAGCAGGACATGGTATTGCTAAACCATGGTTTGATAGTATTTCATTTAAGTTAAGAGATGCCACTGGTGCTGTATCTACAGATAGAGGTGTTGATCCCGGTGTAACAATACCAGGAACTTTGGATGATTTGAAAAAAACTGGTAGATTTAGTATTGACAGTAGGATTCCTTATAGCGATAATGGAGCTATTGTTAACAGTATCAACTATGACTTGGGTATAGCTCCGGATAGTGATGATACGGTTTTTCGTACTGAAGTTATGTTTAATAATGCTGCTGACAGTTTTACTAGACTTACACCAGAAATCACAACTGCTATTGATGTTATTATTGCACACGATCACCAGGGCGAGATTAATATTACTTACAACAATGGTAGTTTAAATATTCCTGGTAATATTTCTTCTCAAGTAGCAGCAAATATTAATCCAGATAGTGTACCAAACGCTTTCCAGATCACATTTACATGTAACTCAGCAAACCTTACTTGTCTAACCTTAATAAGAGCTTACTAAAATGACTAAGTATTACACTCAAGAAAAAGCAAAGTTTGGGGGAACCACAGGAACTATTATTCCGTTTACAGTTCAGTTATCTCTTATTAACTTTCCTAATATTGCCGAGTTTAAAACTTTGGTGCCTGCTGGTTACTTAAGGTGTGATGGATCTATTGTTAGAGCAGAACTTTACCCAGGATTGGCTGCTACCATTGGAGTAGGATCAAACTGTCCATTTGCTAAAGACCCAGATTCACTCACTGATGAGTTTTTTCAACTCCCTGATTTAGGATCAAAATATCTTTCTGGTTCTCTCAGTAGTGGAGAATATTTTAATGATACTATTCTGCAAAATGATAGCGGAACACAAAGAGTAGGGGCAGAAACAGTCGTTGATACTCTTGTTGGAGATAACATTCAAATCAGTTGGACCGGAGCATTTGAAATTCAACAGCAACAGATTCCGTTTAGTGGAAATCCTATCTTTCAATCGTTAGATAACGATGGAAATACTAGAGATGATTTCCTAGCAGAAGATAACTTCCAAGCACACGGTCATAATTCTGACGTTGGTGTATTCACATACTTAGGTAACTGGCAAGATAGTGCATGGTTCAATACATTTGAAAGAGGAGATAACCTAGGAACTACAGAAGGATCAAATGAGTTGATTCAGATTGAAGCACCACCTAATAATCAAGCTGCCCCTTCTCATAATCACAGGGTTCTTCTCCCTGGTGCTTCAGAACTTAGAGACAAATGTGATTTTAGTTTTATTTTGAATACACAACAGGTTGATCCTGTTGGATTAGTAACTGATGTTACATTGACTACAGAAAACGTACAAAAGCTAGATAAAGCAATCTCTCCATACATTTTTATGGAGTATATTATTAAGATCTAAAATGCCATCAGTTTCGTTTTCTAATCCCGGTTACTATACAGTAAACCTTCCTGTTAACGCTTATGACATCTTCATACAAGTACGTGGTGCTAGAGGTGGTAATGGTGGCAGAGACGCTGGTGCAGTTGGCGGCGTAGGTGGATTAACTACACTACAAGATTTTACTCTAACTCAAAATTTTATTGCTAGGCAAATAATATGTTGGGTTGGTGCCCGTGGTGGTAATGGTGCAGACAATCTAGGTAACGCTCCTGGTGGATTCGGCGGTGCTGGACTTGTTAGTGGTGGTCGTGGTGGTAATGCTGGCGATCCTCCCTTTTCTGGTGGTGGAGGTGGAGGAGGCGGTGCCTCAGGAATTATTATTAATGGCGTTAATGCTATTTGTATGGGTGGATCTGGGGGAGGCGGCGGAGCTTCTGACAATAGGAATGGTGGCGGCTCTGGTCTGGCTGGTCTCGCTGCTACTGCTGTTACTAGTGTAACACCGACTAACGGTGGTGGTGGTGGAGACCCAGGTGGCACCGATGGTGGCGGCGGCGGCGGCGGAGGCGGCGGAGATAATGGTGGAGGTGGCGGCGGTTCTGGACAGGATAACAACCGAGGAGGCGGCGGTGGCGGCGCTGGAGGATCTACTTATATTGGTAGTTTAGTTGCTGAGTTTGGAGCTACTGTACCATTTCAAACTGCTGGGAATGGTTTTGTTTCGCTCACTTGGGACCTTGCTCCTGTTATTGACTCTTTTACTGCTTCACCTAATCCACAAACTAGTTCATCTGGAACTCCACGTTATGACACTATTTTAAGTTGGAGTGCTTTTGATTATGAAGTCCTTACATTAACTAGTAGTATTGGTGAGAGTTGGGATGTTACTGGACTTTTTTCTTTTGATATAACTAATCTACCACAATCTGTTTTTGATTCAAATTCTCCAGCTTCAAGATCATACACTCTCACAGCAACAAAAGTAGGAGCTCCAACAGCAACTGCTAGCACTACGGCTAGTGCTTTTAACGATAATACTCCCACTTCTGTTAATAGACTGTCTGAAGCTGAGCCATTTAATACTAATCTGCTTGAACTTGAACCAAATACGTTCTATTACGTTACATATTCTATTTCTGGTGTAGATATGAATACCAGTGTTATTGCTAATAATAACTGTACTATCAGTTTAAATGCTATTAACTTCGGACCATCCAGATTAGTCCAGATTAATAATCTGTTTTATGTTGGATTTACAACTGATGGTTTCAATCAGTCTAGAACTCCTGGTGGATTTGACGATAATGGAAGAGCTGTAGGGCAACCAAATCCTAAAGTCATTACATTTACAGTAGGAACTCAGGTTGTCAACCTAAATGTTGCTACTAAGCCTCCTATTATTCAAGAACTTTTTGATGCCGAGGGTCAACCATTATCCCCAGAAGCATTTCCAAATCCTGATATTGATACTGTCTTCCCGAACGTCAATACTGAATATGTTATAACAAACAGTGTTATAACTAACGATGCTCAAATCCCAGTAGAAGTTAAAGCATCTCTTCCTGGCGTTCAAGTTAGAGTTAATGGGGGTGGATGGCAAGACGTGAGAGAAATAGGCACACCGCCATAAATATAGAAAACCATGGACGACTCTTCTAGGAAGTTTACGCTGGCATCAAGTAACACACATATTTTGTTAGCGTTGTATTATTCTCAGGTACATAATGACAATACTCTTTTGGATAGATTGTTTGAAATCACCGAAGAGTATGTAAGTCGTGGAATGACATCGGATACTGTTTTGTCCGATCTCAATCTAGTAATAGAGCAAGATCTTTCATTGATTCCCGATGCCCAAACGGCAGTATGGGAAACTGCTTTGGATGAACTGGACATGCCTGGTGATGAATATAAGAGTGTTATTAGGAGTTAATCATGGAATGGGAAGGAAAGAAAGAAGCAGTTAGAAAACTGAAAATCTGTATTAGATGTAAGCATTTTGATCCAGAAAGTAAACAGTGTATGTTGAACAACAACTACATGCCTCAAAAAGTTATTGTTCCAAAAACAACGTGCCCAACTAATAAATGGTGAGATAAATACCTATAGCTAAATCCTTGTTATGGAAGAAAAAATCCCAGCAGAAAAACCCTCTCTAGAGTTTGAGGAACTTTGGCGTAGATTTTCTATTTGTGCTTCACCTAATAATCTATTATTTGCTCTTTATTTTGCCCTGGGTAGAAAAGACTATAGACTTTTGGATAAACTGTTCGACCATGTAGATCAGTTACTTGAGCGTTATAATATGACCCCGGAAACTATCATGGGTGATATTGATGCTAGTATCAACCAAGAGTATTCTATTACTCCTACTATTAATGATACTCCTACCAAAACTGAGTTATATGGAGGATTACCTCTTCCTAACTTCCATAAAGATCAAATCATGATCTCTCTTGTTTTATCGGAATATTTTATCAGGAGAGATAATGACCATAGATTGAAAGAAGAAGTAGAGCAAAGAATCGAAGAATATATCAAAACAAATGATATTAGTATGGAAGATGCTCTAGATAGTTTGGCATATTCTTCTGACAATGATCTACTTTATAAACTAGCACTAGAAGAGTTAAATAATGACTGACGTGAAACCTGCCATTGAGAGAATGAAAGTATGTATTGAATGTGAACATTTTAGAAAACCTCTCAAACAGTGTAAACTATGTGGGTGTTTTATGCCCATAAAAGTAAGAATCCCTACTATGATGTGTCCTATCAACCGTTGGTAAGATGTCTCAAACAAGTTTTAATCAAATATATACAGTTGGTCCTCAGATCGTTAATATACCCGATAATGCAATAAATGTAGAAGTTATTTGTAGGGGAAACTACGGAGGCAATGGATTTGGCGGTGGCAATGGTGGTAGGGGTAAAGTAGGGCAGTTTAGATTTAACAGCAACTTTGTATCTAGATCTCTCAGATTAAGAATGGGAGCTCCTGGTCAAAATGGTAGTAGTCCTAGTGGAGGATCTGGGGGTGGAAGTTGGAGCTTGCAAGCCAGGGGCGGTGATGGCGGACCGGGACAATATACACAATCTGGATCTTCTTATTGGGCAAATACCACATGTAGCGGAAATGGTATGCCCTGTTACCAACTAAATCCACCATTTCCATGTAACTGTCAAAACAACTGTAGAAGTATTAGATCATGTGGTGATGGAATCAACTATACTTTATGGGAAAAACAATGTAGATATTGTTACACTAACACTATTAACACCGGAGGTGGAGGTGGTGGAGGAGGAGCAAATGGTATCGAAGATTTAAACTCCGGCACTCCCTTAATCGTTGCTGGAGGTGGTGCTGGAGGTGGAGGATTTGGTAGTGGTGGATCTGGATTTGATGCTGGATCATGGTCCGGAACTACTAGCTCTATTGGGTTGAGTGTAGGTGCTAACGGTGGTAACAGAGGATCTGGCGGTGGAACTGGTGGAGGTGGAGGTGGAGCAAGTCCACAGACTAACTGGCAACAAAACTCTAACTCCAGATATAGATCAGATATAGTTACTTTGATATCAAATTTAGAAAACTATCAACTACTTGGGCAGCAACCAGAGATTAGAGTTTCTTACACATCTTTGTTTCCGGAAATCAACTCTTTTAGTGCTAATCCGAACCCACAAACAAGTCCTACTGGTGTTCCTACATATACTTCTACACTTAACTGGCAAGTATCTGATTTTCAATACAGTCGTGTAACTGGTCCTGGAGTTGATTTTACTACTAGTAACAATCCAGCATCATTGGGTATTACCCTACCTCAATCTAATGCTGATGGAACTAGTCCTGCTTGTAATACTTACACATTAACGGTGTATGCTGGAAGCCAATCTGTATCTCAAAATCTTCAAGTTTGTGCCTTTAATGATGATGACATTACAACTATTAATATCGGAACTACAGGGCAGCCATTTGGAAATCCTATTGATGGTTTAGAACCAAATACAGTTTATTATGTTCAGGTAACATGGACTGGTACTGATATGCCTATCTTATGTGAGTCTCCTCAATCAGGAACTTCGGTATCTATTAATGCTTTGAACTGGAGTAACTCTATTATCTGTCCCGATGGTAATCCTTTGTACGTTAGATTTACATCACTACCATTTAACACTTCTACTGCCGTTGGAGGTGGTGGCGGTGGAGATCCTATTGTAGGGTCTCCGAATCCCAAAACTATTAACTTCGAGGTTGGGGGAGTTCAGTATTCTTTTGTTGCCACGACTAGACCACCTGTTATCGAAGAAAACTTTGATCAGGAAGGATTACCTTTATCTCCCGATGCTTATCCAAATCCAGATATCGATACTGTTGTTCCTGATGTAAATCTTCCGTTTGTAACTACTAATGAGATCAATGCTAATGACATTGAGATTCCTGTTGAGATTAAAACAGACCTTGCTGATGCTCAAGTTCAAATAAATAATGATGGTGTCTGGCGAGATATGAGGGAGATAGGATCCTAATGCCTACAAGAAACTATACATCCCCCGGTACGTACTTTTTTTCTGTCCCTTTATACGTTACTCGAATGGGTGGGACAGTCATTGGTGGCGGAGGTGGAGGATATAGGGATAATGATGGTGATGATGAAGGTGGTGGCGGCGGTGGAGGCGCTTTTGTAGCTACTCCCGGTAGAAATAGAGTAACTAGTTTTGGACAATCTATTCGTATCGTTGTCGGTGCTGGTGGCCCTGGTCGTAGCGGCGGATCTGGTGGAAATCCTGGGTCTGACAGCTCTATTTCTGGATGGTCTGGAACATCTATAACTGCCCGAGGTGGACGTACCGGTACTGATGACAACGGAGGTGGCGGTGGTGGTATTGGATCTGCCGCTCCTGGTGATACTATTCGATCTGGAGCTGGTGGTGCTGATGATGACGCGGGGAGACAAGGTGGACCTGCCGGTGGTTGTGGAGGCGCAGGGTCTTGCCCTAGTAATAGGGGAGGAAGAGGAGCCACTTTGAACGGAGGATGCAACGGATGCCCCGGCGGTAGATCTGGAACCGCCTACGGTGGTGGAGGAGCTGGAAATGATGGTGGCAGTTCTGGATCTGGAAATCGAGGTGCTGCTCGAATCATCTACGAATATGATAATCCTGTTATCACTAGTTTTACATCAACTACACAAACAAGTTCTAACGGGATTCCACAAGATACTGTTAGACTAGATTATTCTACATTAAACGCTGTTAGAGTAAGAATCCGACAAGATAGCACATCTGGACCGGTTATTATTAATGGGGCAGTTCCAAATGGTCCTGGCTCTGGTTATCTGATTAGCACGGGATTACAATCTACTGCTTTTGGTAACTCCCCAGCAACTAGAACATATTGTTTAGAAGCTACTGGTAACTCGGATAGCGGAGCAGCGGGTGGTGTAACAGTTAGACAATGTATTTCTGTTCAAGTTTTTAATGATGATACTCCTGCTAGTATTTCTAATAGTTCAAATGCTTTCCCTACAGGTGTTGGTACTGGTGGACCTGTTCCTTTAAATGAACTTAATCCAAGCACACAATATTATATTATAATCACATGGAATAATACTGATATGCCGTGTAGGTGCTCTCCTGCTGTTAGTGGTCTTGCTTTAGGTGCTAACTCTAGTAATTTTACGACAGGAACTGTTACTATCCCCACTAACAGCAGGACGGTATATGCCAGATTTACTTCCGAACCATTTAATACTTCTAGAGTTGAATCATCGGGAGGTTTAGGTCAATATAATAGTAGAACTTATTCCTTTTCTATTGGATCAGGAAGCTATAGTTTTACAGCGAGAACTAAAAGACCTAATCTCACAGAAATCTTTGATATAGAGGGGCAACCACAATCCCCGGAAGAGCTACCAAATCCAGATATTGATACACTTGCTACTCCTAATCCACTTCCTTTTATTAACTCTAATGGGGTTACTCTTAATGATGCTGAAATCCCAGTGGAAGTTAAAGCATCTCTTCCTGATGTTCAAGTTAGAGTTAATAATGGTGGATGGTCTGATGTTAGGCAAATAGGCACACCACCATAAATATAGAAAACCCATGGAAACCACTTCTTTTATTTCAAAAGTATCTTTTGAATATGAAACTACCGCACCAAGAGTTTTGATAGAAACTACAGAAGAAACATATTCTGTGGATGATGGTCAAATAAAGATTCATAATAGAAATACTACAAAAGTAAGATACAAGAGAGATGATGACATTTCTTCTCTTCCTGAAAATATTAAGCAGTTGATTACTACATATTGGCAAACATTATGAAAGATTTTAAGAAAAAAAATCTGAACAATACTGAGTTACATCCAGAAAAAACAGATTATTATAAGTCTGGAAGAATAGGTGTTAACCACACAGATAAACCAGAAGAAATCAAAGCTTCTGTCCCTATTCAGGTAAGAGTGAATGGTGGACAGTGGAAAGATATTAGGGCATTGGACCCAGAAAACCAAGCCTAAATACTAAGACTAGTAGTGGGATTATCCTAGAAGATGCCGTTTTTACCACCAACCTCTTCGGGCGTTATTGTACAACCCGGCGATTTTGTAGAGATTAGATATCCAACTCCTTCAACTTGGGATACTGATATCACATTCCAAGTTCAGATTGGAGAAGGTATTGACGATGTTACCATCGGAACAAAAATCCCTGATGCACAACCAGACTTCTTTATTTTTAACGATCAACTAGGAAGAACAACACCTACATCTGGTGCATTTGGTAGTGTATTTGAGAAAAATACTGTTTATTATTCTAATGCTATTCAAGTCTCTGGTATCGAACTAAGAGTACCTATTCGTATTAGTTCTTCTGGTTCTGGTCCTAGAGGAACTTATCCTAATCTTTCTCAAGCGGCATTCAGTGTTAATGATGGTCCATATATTACAGAGGCAAACTCATTTTTCCCTGTAACTATTACCGCTACTCTTGACTCTACATCTATTACAGTTACTTCTGGAAACATCGGTGATTTTGCTGTTGGCATGTATATTGCCACGCCAAGAGCTACGGGAGAAATCTTAAGTATTGTTGGTAATGTCATTACTCTTACAGAACCAGCATCTTCTTCTGGATCTTCTAGCGGAAATGGATATTTCACGGTTCAGGCTGGTAATACGGTTAGACTTAGAATCCAAACAGAAGACTGGTATACCACAAATACAAACGTAACATTAACTATTTCTGATAACTATTGGGATGACGGCAGTCAGACTAATGGACAAATATCAGACACATGGAGTATTACTACCAGAGCACAACAACAAGTAGTTACCACATTATCGAATGGTACGTTCGTAGATTATATTGATCAAAGAGACTTTGATTTTGGCACCTACAAGACAGCGACATTCCCCATCGTTGGTATTGATGACGATGCTATTGTTGAGGCAACATCAACCGGTGATATTGAAATCTCTACAGATGGAAATACTTGGGTACAGAACATTCAAAATCTTACCTTAGGAGATTCTATTGAAGCTAGAACTCTTATTGGTGTAGATTACACTACCCTTACACAAGGAACTTTAACTATTTTTGCTAACGCCGGTCAAACATTGCCTGGTGGATTTGAAAATAATACCCCTGGTACATTTGGTGCTGATCAAGGTAATGGAAACTTTGAAGTTACACAGGTTATTGGCACAACAACAGATGATCAACAGATCTGGACAGAAGTAGATAGATATCCAGACCCTATTAGTTTGTCTCCGGTATTTACATATTCAGATAACTTTGTTCTTACACTTGCAGGCACTGGTGGTCAAGGATTTATTCTTAATGCTGTCTATAATACTAGCAACTTTACAACACCAGCTGCTACAGGATTAACAGTTAGAGCAACACAAGTCGGCGCTGGTGCCGGAGAACTTTTAGCAGTTGAGATCGTAGAAAGAGGATCTGGATATCAAGACTTAGATCAGATTCAAATCATTGGTGGTTCCGTTCCTGCTTTATATGATCTTCAACAATATAGAAAAGTAACAGTATCTACTACAAATGTAGTTCCTAATGCTGAACCTAATCGAGATTATTATGTTGATGTTCCTATTTCTGGTCTAGGTGTTGAATATCTAGATGGAGCATATAATCTTTTAGAAGAACCTCTTGCTGGTGATGATGGTAATCCAGCATTACCTATTGACACTAGTGCTGTTAATGGACAAAATGTACAGATTCAAGCAGTTGTCCTTAGTGGAGCTATGGATCTTAGAAAAAATGATACAGGAACATGGTCAACTGGTGTTTTTGTAGAAAATGGTGATGTACTTAATGTAAGACTAAGATCCGGTACAAACTTTAATCAAACTGTAGTCAGTTCTTTTGAGTTTCAAGGTCCAGCATCTGCTGGACCACTTGGTAATCCAACTCTAGGACCAGTATTTAATGTTCCGTCAGATATTACGGATACCCTTACATTAACTACAAGAGCTCCTAGGTATGTTCCTGAAAGATTCAAAGCTCCTTTACAGATTGTAGATACTCCTGGTCAACTTATTGTTGCTCAGATTCCTCTTGCTGGATTAGACGCTAATACTACTATTTCTGTCGTTAGTTCCACACCATTCTCGAATGCTGGTGTGTCATCTCAAGCAGCTGGACCATTTACTTCTTCTGCTTTATTAACTCCTGTTCTCCCCTTTGCTTATGTTGGTATTGAAGCAGGAGATCCCGGAGATATTGTTGAAGTTACGTACCAAATAGGTTTTGCTGGAGATACAGTTCAAGATAAGTTTGTGGTACTTACAGAAAAAGAAGATTACACTTATATTACTAGATTAGGAGGAACCGATACCACTGTATTTGCGGCACAGTGGGCAGATTTGATTGATGTTTATGTTTATGGTGCTGGTGGTGGAGATGGTGGACAAGATGCGCCAAATAGTTATGCTGGACAAGGTGCTCCTGGTAACTTTGTTACCGGTACATTAAATCTTCCTCCATCTGCCTGGCCAGATCCTATTAATAGAAGATTGAATGTTGTTGTTGGTGAACGTGGACTTGATGGTGCTGACTTTTCTAATAATGCCGCTGGTGGTGCTGGTGGTTTCGGATATGGATTAGGTGGTGCTGGTGGTGCTGGTGCTAACAATGAGTTCTCCGGTGGCGGTGGAGGAGGCGGTGGTGCTTCTGCCATTAACTTATTGGATGCTCTTGGAAATACTGTTGTTGATACACTAATCATCGCTGGAGGCGGTGGAGGTGGAGGTGGAGCAGGTGGTGATACTACTCCCCCTGAAGATGATCAGCAAGGAAATCGAGGTTTAGGTGGAGGTACTCTATCCGGCACTGATGTTGTTAATGTAGCAGGACTTGATGGCGAGACTAACACTGTCAAAGGTGGTGGCGGCGGTGGAGCCGGTGGCGGATTTGGAGCAGGAGGACTCACTAATACTCAAAAGTTTGATTCATTTGGTGGACTTATTGGAACTACAGATCTTGATGCTCAGGGTGGACAAGGCGGTGGATGGTATTATGACCCAGCATTATTAACTGTAGATAATAGTTTCTTGGGACAGAGTGAAGTTGGTAGTGCTCCTCAAACTGATGGATTAGTTATTCTTGCTTGGCCACCACAGGATACAGTACCAGATCCTTTCTCCTTTACTCCTGCTGGTCCAGTTGATCCATTTACTACAGTAGAATCTGAAATCGTTCAGATTACTGGTATTACTGGATTTGTCAACTTTAGTATTACTACAAATGGCAGTAGTGCTGAAATGAGATCAGCATCTGATCCAGTAACTTTACTTTCTGAACCATGGGGTCCTGGCACCGTATTACAAAATAATGACTACTTACAAATCAGAATGACTACTGGAGCATTGTATAATATTTCATACAATGCTATAGTTACTCCTGGTACTGGATCTAATGTTGTTTGGTTTGTATCTAACGGCGAAGCACCAGATACAACTCCTACTCCATTCATCTTTAGCGATGTAACAGGTGCTCCTATCAGCACACTTATTGAGTCTAATCAAGTTGATATTGGTGGTATCAACCAAACTGTAGATGTAACAGCAACTAACGGTGCTGAAGTTAGAGTAGGAACAGAAACTCCAGTAGGATCTGGTATCTATGTATACGGACCTTATCAACAATCTCCTCAACTTTCTCCGACTGTAACCGTTTCTAATGGGCAGCGATTACAGGTTAGAATCTTGAGCTCTGCTGCTTATCTAAACACGGTATCTACCTCAGTTGTTGTTGGTAATAGTGGCAGTGTTATCTGGAATGTAACTACAGAAGCAGAACCAGATTTAAATCCTGATGTATTATCATTTGTTCCATTAGTTAATCAACCTCCTTTGACTGAGGTGTTTAGTAATATTCAGGACATTCAAAATATCAGTCAACCTGTTGATTTAACAGTTACTAACGGTGCTTTGATTGAACTAAATGGAGTACAAACAGGATTGAGTACCATTCAAGTAGCTGAGTTTGATGTTATTAGACTTTATTATACTACTTCTGCTATTGCTGGTGAGACAGTAAACTTTGGTGTAACAGCAGGGCTCAATAATGAAGTATTTTGGTCAGTATCTAACGCTGGTAGTTTCGGAACAACACCGGATCCATTTACTTTCGGATCCGTTACCACTCCTCTTGCCGGAGATCCTACCGAAAGTGTATTGACTGTAACTATCAGTGGCATCACGGATCCAAATGGTGTTTCTATCTATACTGATGAAAATAGTGGTATTCAACTAGAGATTATTCCACCAGCCGGATCTTTCACTGGCAACTACCAATCTTATGCTGGATTAGCAAGTGATTTCTTCCCTGCTTTTGATGGGTATCAGATTAGAGCACGATTAACTTCTCCTCTGTTCCCTGGATTCTCTAGAGTAGGAACGGTGTATATTGGTGATGGTGTTGGAACATTCACTGTATTTACAGCGCCACCAGTACAAGAACCAATCCTAGGTCAGTGGTATAGTTCTTTGAATGTTATTATTCGTAGTGGAGTAGATCCTAACGTTAGTTACGCTAAGTATCCAACTAAGTTTGACGGTCTACCTGTTGGTAGCATTATGCCTGTATTCAAAGAGAATGTTAACCAAGATAGCAGTGGTTTTGGAGATTTAGATGATGGCACAGTTGGTCCTCCATCTAGATTCCCTGGTTTCATTTATTGCTATGGTCAGTTATTAGATCCAGTTGATTATCCTGTTTTGTTTAGTGTCATTGGATATACATACGGACAAGATATCTTCAATAGATTTAGAGTACCTGATATGAGAAATAAGAAGGTGGTTGGTACTGGTCCTATTGATGGAACCCGTGCTTCGTCTCCTATCTTGGCACCAGATTTTGGTCCTACTAAGTCAACTACCGGTAGATCTGCTTTTAATCCCGGATCTCATGGTGGTATTTGGTTCATTGACACCATTAACTCTCCGTCTGATCAGGTTATTCCTCAGGTTGAAGACGCTGCTGGTGATAGTCCAGATGTTGATTCACAGTTCTTTGACATTGCAAGTATCAGAACTAGTGGATATACTGATGTAACTTCTGTTGTTGAGTTTATTACTACAGGTTCTTCTCGTGGTGATATTAGTTTGAAGGAAACAAGATTGTTTGAAGTTCCTTTCCACGTTCATGAACTGATGACAGGTGTTGCTGATGTTCCTACCAAAGGAAGAGTATACTGGAATGGTAATGGTGGATATGAGAATGATTTACCAACAACCAGTTTCATTGGAGATTCTCAACCTCAAAACCCTGAATACGCCACGTTCCTTAACTTGTGGGGATTTGCTATCACTGATGGTATAACCCTTCAAGAAGATGATGCCGTTGATACATCTACTGGCGATGGGGTGTGGACGAGAGAAGTCGAAGCATGGTCTCCATCATTCTGTGCTGGTATTGTGCTGGTTCAGGGTGCTGGTTATGATGGAGACCATATTACTCAAGAGTGGAATAGCATTGATTACAGACAAATCGGGTTGGAACCCGGCGGTGCCAACTATAACGAAATCAATAGTTTTATTGATGTTGATAATACTCCATTCCCCGGTGTAAGTTCTGGCGGTTCTACATTTAAATGGATTGCCGCCATTGATATTCCAAGCAGAATCGTTAGTATCGATCAGTTTAGACCAGCAGAGAGAGCATCTCACAATCATTATCTAACAAGAGAGAGTGTAACAGGAATTATTGATAAGTTTAGTTATGGTAATAACTCCGGTCCTGGTGTTGTGTATGACACCACACCATCCACGGAATCTATTGAAATCTTATTTGATGCTTTGGACATTGGTTTGGAAGTTTTACCTGGAACGTTTACATTAGATCAAAACAAACAGATTATTCCTACTCCATCTCTCCAACCACAGCAACAGGTTGGATTGATCACTCCATATGTTTGGGCGAAATGGATGATCAAAGCGTACTAAAATAAATAATAACAAAAAGACAATGACATTTAATCCTGACGATTTTGTTTTTAAATCTCTTCGAGTACCAGAGGATAATCCAACGGTATTAGAATATGATGCTACTCAAAAGTTTATTCTTATTCGACACAAGAATGAAGGAACTCAAGAACTAGATTATCAAGCTTGTCAACTATCAACAGAGCTTAATGATCATCTATTAAATAATATCCCTGACGAATATTCTAATAGAAATGATCGTATTCTTTTGTTCTACATTAGAAAAGACGGCACATATAGATTAGAAAAAGAGAAACTGAAGTATAACTTTCAAACCAAAGAGAGTTCTTGGGTTAGGTATGAGTATAAAGAACTTACTTTAGAGCAAGCAAAAGAGTTATTTGAGGCTATCAAAGCGACAGCATGGGCTCAAGATGTTACTACTGCTGTCAAGATTAGAAATGAAAGTCTGGAACTTGCTAAAAAAAGACCTTATCTAGATAAAATGCACCTAGATAGACTTCAACTACAACAAAAAACTCTCCGTAATACAGACTGGAGAATCCTGGATGATGCTCCCCAGGAATATGAAGGTGAGATTGATAACTGGCGTTTGTTTAGAAGAAAACTAAGAGAGATTGTCAAGTCTCCTGATATGTTTGAGGATGAACTTGATTACCTACTTTATAATGCTGATTTTAGATGGCCGATGAGCCCATATCAATGGCATATTAACTATCCAGATTCCCCAGCGTCTGAATATTTACAAGATGATGCTCATTGGTCCGTGTCTCTAGATAGTCATATTGGCAACGAGAAACTAAATGATATTCAAAGAGATATCAATAATGTTTTGAAAGCTGCTATTGAAAATGAACTACCAGAAGGATTTGGTGGTACACCAGAAAATGAACTCTTAATCAGACTTGCCAAGAAATATAAGTTATTGGCAGATATCCCAGAAATAAACACAATCATTTCCGAATCATGAACATCGTAACAAATACATTCTTACAATATATTGAAGCATCTACAACAGCGATGGATTCGTGTGTTATGGTGCTCAGAACAGTGGGTCCAGATGCTTGTACTGATGCTGATAAGATCAATGAGATCTATTCGGCATATAAAAACAACATGGATGAGGAAAATACAGAAGTATTTCCTACATTCTTGGCAAATGAGTGGACATTCTTGACATTTGATACAGAACAAGAAGCAGTAGAGTTTGCTGATGATAATCTTCCTAGATCTACAGATGTAGACCCGGATTACTTTGTCCAGTGTTGGATTTTTACTAGTGGTGGACTATCATGGGCAAATGATAACCTCACTAAACTATCACATAGAGTAGCCGGTTAGGGAACTGTCACATGGGATAGACTGGTCCCCTGATCTGATGTATACTATATTCATCAGCACAGGAGACACACTTGACCATCACCCTTCGCCCCCATCAACAGGCAGCACTTGACGCTCTCGCCGCCTGCTCCCACGGTCAGGTTATCGTACCTACCGGTGGTGGCAAGACTCTGGTGATGATCAAGGATGTTGAGCGCCGTCTGACTGCTGCTGAGACCCCTCAGACCATCGTTGTGGTTGCTCCCCGTATCCTGCTGGCAAACCAACTGTGTGATGAGTTCTGGTCTGCTCTCAACGGCACTGTCAATGCTGCTGTGATGCATGTTCACAGTGGTGAGACTTCTTTCAACAGCAGCACCAAAGTTGATGCTATTAAGTGTCACGATGCTGTATGTAAGACTGTTGGCACTCACCAACTGATCTTCACCACTTACAACTCTCTCCGTCGTATTGTTGAAGCAGAGATCAGCATCGACGCTATCTATTACGATGAGGCACACAATGCTGTCCAACGTAACTTCTTCGAGTCTGTGCTTGAAGTTGATGCTAAGTCCTACTATTTCTTCACTGCCACTCCTAAGCACACTCGTTCTCCTCATGGTCGTGGCATGAACAATCGTATGGTGTTCGGTAACGTTATCTGTAATGTTGCTGCTCCTGATCTGGTTGCTGGTGGTTATATTCTTCCTCCTGAGGTTCACTCCTATGAGGTTGACTTCGAACGTGTCAAGGGCACTTTCTCCTACGAATCTGACTATGACACTATCACCAACCTGATTGAGGATATTGATGCTCCTGGTAACAAAATCCTGGTAGCATCTCCTACCAGCAAGATTATGTTCATGCTGCTGACTCGTACCAAAGTCAAACAGTTCTTCCAAGAGAAAGGTTATGACGTGCTTCACATCACCAGCAAGTATGGTGCTTATGTGAATGACACTAAGGTCAATCGTGAGCAGTTCTTTGACACGTTCAATGCTTGGGGTAAGGATCCTGACCGTAAGTTTGTCATCTTCCACTACAGCATCCTGTCCGAAGGTATCAATGTCCACGGTCTCACTCACACTGTCTTCCTCCGCCAACTGGACGTGATCCAGATGGCACAGACTGTAGGACGTGTGATCCGTCTCCACAAGGATGACGCAGACGCCCTGGCATGTGGTACAATCAAACCCGGTGAGTTCCACCTCTACCGGAAACCTTCTGGCAAGGTCATCGTGCCTGTGTTCAAGAACTATGGTGCTCCTACCATCAAGCGACTCCAGAATCTCGTCAACACTATCTTCGTCAAAGGTCTCCCCGCCGTTTCTGTCACTGTCTAATGGTAAATCAAACACGTATCATCGGTAATCAGATCCTTGACTGGGAACAGTGTCAGGGTCTGATTAACAACAAGCACAACCTACTCATGGGTCGTCAATCTGTTCGTGATGCTATTGTAGTTGCTGAAACTACATGGGAAGAGGCAACAGACTATTATCATGCTCTGTCTACTCCTGATCGTGCCATGGTTCGTAAGTCTGGACAACAAGCTCAGACTGGTTGGTGGGATCCTGAGACACAATCTCTCACTAGAAATCCCACACATGCCCGTGGTATTTTAATCTGTCAGATGTATCTGAACCAAGGTGGAAAGTGTGCCTACACTCACACTGGTCCATACAACATTCTAGACTTCCAAGTGGAGCACATTGAACCAGGAGCAGGTGATCATCCTGACAACTGGTTCCTAGTTGTGTACAACGTCAATGAGAATCGTAAGCAGTCTCGTATGTCGGATTTTATCAGACGTTGGGAGATTCGTGCTGCTAACGGTGAGGAAGAGTTTAGGAAGTGGTATGCTGACATGAAAGCAGCAGCAAAGAAGGGTCACCGTGCTAGGGTGAGCATTCTATCAATGAATGAAGATGAACTGAGAGATTATCTCTTTGAGTGTCCTGCTAAGTATGAAAAATACATGTGGAGGAACATTGGCATGTCATCCCTTATGCCTAAGCGAATGTCTCCAGATGGTGTACCTCGTAATGGTGGTACTCAAGGAAACTATAAACCAGTTTTGAATACTATTCTCCGTGAGTATCTGCTTGGTGATAAAGAACTGGCACGTCAGATCTTTCGTACCATACGTGTTGCTGCTGCTAAGTATGCCAAAGGTGAGATCAATAACACTGACTATGTTGAGATCATGTGTGACTCTGTAGAGTTGTCAAATCACCCATCTCCGAAGTATAATAGAGAAAAGCTCACTAAACTTGTCCTTTCGAAGACTCATTCATGGCCAAACGTAAAGTAACAAATCATTCACTCTATCGCTATGCTGGTGGTAAGAATCGAATGAAGAAAGACCTGATTGATATTATCAGGCAAGTGAGCGGTGGCACCAGTTATGTGGTGTCTCCGTTCTTTGGTGGTGGCAGCACTGAGATGCTGATGGCATCCCAGGGTATCAAGGTTCAAGCGTATGATGTGTTTCGACCCTTGGCGGACTTCTGGGAGATCGTCACCAGCGAGGGCGGAGAGCGCCTGGCAGATGCTGCTGAGAAGCATTTCCCACTAACTGATAGCGATCACTATAAATCCTTCCTTCCAATGCTAGATAGTGAGGACAAGTTCGTCCGAGCACTAGGATTTTACATTGCAATCAAGGGTTCGTACTCAGGTAAGATCGGATGTTCTACTGTTCGTAGTAGAGCAGAGTTCAGATTAGTGGGAATCGATAAACTTAGGAATTTTTACAATCCCAACCTGTCGTTCCGCTACGGTTCATGCTTCGACACGCTCCCGCTTCACCGAAATAACTTCTTATACCTGGACCCACCATATTATGAGACTGTTAGCCATTATTATGGCAAGGATGGTGAACTACATAAATCCTTTGATCATGAAGCACTGGCGGAGATGTTAAAGGATCACAAGGGTGGATTCGTGATGTCATATGACAATAGTGAATCTGTCCGTAAACTGTATGAGGGATGGACTGAGTTTAAATATCTCACCTTTCCTTATCAAATGTCAGGTACTAAACGCTACGAGAAAACAGAACTTGTAGTGTGTATGAAACCTGACATTACTGTCAAACTAGCAAACGCTTCGCTAAACTCTTATTTGATTGGTGGTGTTCTATGAACATCATCAAGCACACCAGATACATCTGGGAAATAGAAAACTGTATGACAGACAAAGAGATAAACCTCTTTGATAAAGAGTTTAGTGAGCATAATCCTCCTGTTCTCAAAGAGGCAAGGATTAAGAATCGTGATAATAACTCTATTTTAATAACTGAGTTAGCACGCAGAAATCCAAACATACAGATTCTAGATAAGTTGTGTTGGTTGTGGGTCGAAAGAGCACAAAAACAATACATGGAGAATCAGTTTTTATTCTATGGTTATCCACGATCATATCTAAAACATAGGCCGTGGCGTGGTGATAATATCATGAGAATATATGATGTCAATGATAGCTATCAATGGCATATTGATCATGTTTTCGATAGAGGAGCAGATATTTCATATCTCTTTTATATCAATGATGATTTCAAAGGAGGAAAAACATGCTTTTTTAATGATAGAATAGGTATCACACCCAAAAAGGGTAGTGCTTTGTGTTTTCCTGTAGATCATTATCATATACATAAATCGTTAAAGATTACAGAGGGACATAAAAAAGTTATTTGGAACTGTGTTTATAGTAAATAGGAGAAATCTATGACCAAACGAACATTTGTGGTAAAATCTGGTGATACTTGGGAGTGGGAAGAAACACCTGAGTTTGTAGCAGCTCTTGCTAAGTATTGGCAAACAGTAGAAGAGAATAAGAATAATGTATGAGGAACTAAATTGTTTTGAGGAAGCATTAAAACACTTCGGAACTCGTGTTGAGATCATTACTGCTATGGAAATGTCTCGTCGTATTACTGCCGAGGATGCTTATCAAATGATTAAGGATGAACTCAAAGAAGTTAAGAAATGCCGAAAATTCCTTAAAAAAGAAGCAGAATCCGATAGTATGTGATTAAATAATAGAAATGGAGATCAACCATGACAGAAGCATATTATCTGACTTTAGTGTCAGCAGCTGCTATCATATTATCATTGATGGTTATTGATCCTAATGTGAGTGTCTGGATTGATCTTCAATATAAATTATTTGTAGTTAATCTTAGGAAGTGGATTTTCGTGACAACAATGTATCCACGTTTGAGATATGATGCCTGGAAGATGAAAAGAGCACTCACTAAGATTAGAAAAGACTACAATCTACCACTGGAGAACGAACATGGGGATGTTTGATACTGTCATATCATCATATGATCTAGGACCATCATTTCATGTGTGTCAAACTAAATCATTGCATAATACAATGTCGATTTATTGGTTAGATCCAGCAGGTCAGTTGTATGTTGTTGATTATGACGGTACACAAGATTTTGAGTATGAGTCAGACAATGATACAGCATTATGGAAAGGTATCAAGTGGGTCTCAAATGGAACACATGGGAAGGTCCGCCCATACCCTTTTTATGGTATGATTGAGATCTACCCGGAGAAGTGGGACGCTCACTGGTCCGCCTACCCGAGGTTGACACTCTACATGGAGCATGGTACACTTAATGAGTACAGGGTTACAACTCCCCATGACCTACATCTATGAGTCTCCAGACGACGGTGAGCATATCTATCGTCGTAAACCAGGACAAGATCCTAGTGAACGAAAGCTGCTAACGGATGCCGACATTGATGACATTTTCATGGCAGGCATTGAAGAACTGGCAGCAGAGGCAGAGGTTACGGTAGACTATTACATGGATGAGTTCATGTAAATAAATAACACATACAATAGTTTTACTACAATGGATAGTATCGAACAACATATTGAGCATGATAAAGAGATTCTAGAGAATCCGACTATCTCGCCACAACAACGTCGCCACATTGAGGGCGAACTTCACGATCTGGAGCTGTATCATGAGCACAACCCTGATGACCACCACGATCCAACCCCCCTTGAAGTCCACTGTGACCTCAACCCCTCAGCCCCAGAATGCCTCGTCTACGAAGACTAGGGTATGGGTCCAATACAAAAATGAAATGGGTTTCATTGCCTTTGAGTGTGATACCTGTGTTACAATATGTGTGAGAGAGTTCCCCGATGAACCCTCCCGTAACGTGAACGTAGTAGTCTACGATCATGATATCAACAACATCATTTATCTTGATTCCAAATGAACGACAACTTTGATTATTTTGACGATCCCGAGATTCGACAGGCACTACTCCGTGAAGCAGAAGACATGCCTGAGTATGAAATGAATGAAGAACTGCCCTTTGACATTTTGAACGATTTTTGATTATGAAGTATCGTATTGAATGGATGAAACTGAAGAAGAAAGGAACTGCTCAACAGCAGATTACTGTCTTCAACCCTGATGATGTCCAGCACATTGTCAAAAATCTTAAAGAAGATCCTACTATCATTGCCGATACTGTAGACTTTTATCCCGTCTTCAACTGATCATGAATGTAGTCACAATGGTTGAGCTGTCAACCAATGAACTTACGTTCTTAACAGATCTTATGATGGGATGTCCATTGGGTTACACCAAAGACAATGCCTTAAGCAATTCTGTAGATGACACCAAACTCTTTGAGCATCTGCTAAAATGTAGAGACACAGCACTCAAAGAAGTACAACCACAATGAAATGCCAAATGTTTGATCTTGATACTATGAGCCATGGGTACAAGGAAGCACTTGCTGAAGATTGTGAGGATTATCTCCTCCATCGACATATTCCTCTTCATTCTCATTCATATGACAGAATCATAATACAAGCATTTCGAGAAGGATATCAAATAGACAAGTTTGATCGTCCGATTAAATAACTGTCACAGCACCCTTGACACGGGTGCTTTTTTTGTGTATATTATTCTTAGTTAAGCAAACATCATGACCAAGACATTTAATGGCGGCATTCAAACTGGCACTGTTGCCACTGATGCTAGGGCACGACAACTTGACGAGCAATGTAAGCACATTAAGCAGAGTGTGTTTGAACAACTCCAGAAAGTTTATCCACAACTTACACTACAGAGGAAGTTGACCAAAGATCAGATTCCCGGTGGTAAAGGTGCCTGTGAGCCTGATGGTGGCGCTTGGTTCTATAATGGTGTGTTGATTGCTGTATTTGAAGGCAAGAAACAACAAGATCGTGGAAATGCTATTGAGCGTTGGTTTAAGAATAACTATATCTGTCGTAAGATCAATCCTGATGTTAGTTATGTCACTTTCTGTACTGGTGAAGGTGCCTACTCAGATGGGCAGATTGGTAAGGCATTAAATGTTGCTCACCTTGAGGGATTTAATAAGTATAATCCTGGCGATAATAGTGCTTATCTCACCACTGAGTATGGATTTACAAAACAGTTCATTAGTGCTAAGATGGTAGAAACTGTTGTTGAACGTATCAAGAGTCTGAGTTTTTGAAAATGAAACCATTGTTTATGTGGGCAGGTGGAAAGACAAAAGTCATGAAACACTATGCCCCTTTCATGCCACAAACTATCAAGCATTACTATGAACCATTTGTAGGTGGTGGTGCTATGTTTGTTAATGTGATGAAGAACTATACTCCAAAGAGAGTATTTCTTAATGATACTAATGAGGGTATCATTAGTATCTACAAATCTATTCGTGATGATTATGATAGATTTGTAGAGGTCATGGATAGCTATCAAGAAGTATATCTGCCCCTGGATTATGATGCTCGTAAAGCATATTACTTTCAAGTAAGAGATAGACATGCTTGGGATTATCATAACTGGGATAAAACATATGAAGCAGCAACACTATATTTTTTGATGAAGACTGGATTCAATGGTATATGGCAGATCAATAAGAATACTAATGGTAGGTTTGGTACACCAGCTGGTTTGTTAAATCAAACTGACAAAGTATATGATAAAGATGTAGTTAAATGGTGGCATGATAAACTACAAGACGTTGAACTATATTGTGGTGACTGGAGAATAGCAGTACAAGATGATCCTGATGGTTTCTTCTTCCTAGATCCGCCATACAGAAATAGTTTTACCAAATATGGCACTGGGTGGGATGACCAAGACCTGCTGGACCTCATCTCGTTTGCCAATACACAAAAATCAGTTTTTCTATGTAACCGTGCTGATGATGACTGGTTTGATACACTTAACACACGTTTGAATGTTCACTATTTCCCAATAACCTACACTGCTGGGCGTAGGAAGAAGACAAACACCGGTTATGCTGCCAAAAAAGCAAGAGAATGTCTTCTTTATATGTGACAGTTGGCAGAGTGTCCACCAGCGCCCCTAGAGGGCGCTTTTTCGTGTATTCTATAGAAGTAGTCAAGGGAACAATCCAATGAAATGTGCTAAATGTAAATGGGCAGCACCATCTTCATTCCCTGATAAAGATGGTAAGAAATGGTATTCATGTAGGTATAATCCACCAATGCCATATGCTGATGAGAAAGCATCAATGTATAAA